TATCTTCGTGACTGACTTTAAGGAACACTACAATGTCGAATCAGACAAACATCACCGTTTACGACGGTGCCTCGACTCCAGTTGCACACACTCTTGTTCCTATGGGCGTTGCCAAGGATGCCAAGGATGGAATCGTCGCTGAATGGCGCGAATCTATCCTGACACTCCCAAACGAGGCCCAGGTTCGGTTAAGATTAACCCTCAAGAAGATGTCTTCTGGTGTCTGGCGGTCTGAAGCTCGGGTCGAGATTCCTGTAATGGAAGCTGTAGCCGGTCAGAATGCGTCTGGCTATACTGCCGCCCCGAAGGTCGCCTACATCGATACACAAGTAGTCACTGGGTTCCACCATCCACGCTCGACTGTAGCCAGTAGACGACTTTGTCGTCAAATGACTAACAATCTTTGCGGGAATATAAGTACATCAGTGACCCCGGTCACGACGGGTTTCATTCCGGAGCTGATCGACCAGCTTATTGCTGCATCGTGATATGTCTTACAATCACTTTGTAGTTTTGCTGGTTTGGATACTCGTTGTAGTGCTGATTCTCACAATCAGCTAAATCTCCAATCTCTCCCTTTAGGAGGAAATTATGTACTTTAGTACGTGGGATGAACAAGCGACCGAGGAAAGCACCCTTTCATTGCTGAAGGATCTAAGCCTCGCACACGCCCTTGAAGGCGGCAAGATTGGCAAAGAGATCGCTTCTCTAATTCAAGAGAACGATTTCGCCGCTCTTGTTGCGTACGAACTGCCATTAACCAGAGTGGACTGGGACGTGTCTCAGCTCATTCACTGTAGGCAAGCCCTGGCTTTCTACCAGAAGCTCGGTTTCCTGGGTGATCCCTCTCTTAAGAAACAGAGGGCTCTTGACAGTTTTCTCGCATCCGAAATGGCTTGTAAGGAAACGAATCGGCTCTTTCTCCTAGTTGCAGGGGGGCAATTAAACTTCCTGCCCCGTTACACGCGCATATTGTATGCGGCGCGTAAGAAAATATCCCGTATACTAGGACCGATGCCTTCAATCGAATCCTTTAAGTTTCGTTTCGGGCCTGGCTCTACGACCTCTATAAGAAAGCGGGAGGCGAACCCGCAGAGGAAGTTTTCACAAACGCCTAGGTGTAGTAACGAACTCCTTCGTCACTGGTCTTTCCCGTCTGTTGTTCGCGAGCTTCTGCCATGGCTTGATTGCCATCAGATCTCAGAACGCATTGACGAGGAAGGCTATCTATGTGGCACTTATCCTTTCATTGTAACACTGGGTAAGTTGGATTTTGTCCCTAAGAACGCAAAGACCTACCGAAGTGTCGTTGTGGAACCCACTCTTAATACGCTTCTTCAAGCGGGTACGGGTGATTACATGACGAGTAGACTTTTGCGGGCAGGCATTGACACTCGCGATCAGAGCAAGAATCAAAGACTTGCTCGGGTCGGATCAGTCACTGACCAGCTTGCTACGCTGGACCTGCACGCCGCCTCGGACTCTATTTCCACTCAACTGGTTAAGTTTCTTCTACCGGAAGAGTGGTTCGATTGGCTTAATGCCATTCGGAGTCGCTCTGTAATCCTTAAAAACGGTTACAGGCTTGACCTCCAGAAGTTCTCTTCTATGGGAAACGGTTTTACCTTTCCCTTGGAGACGCTTATCTTCTGGGCACTGACTGCGTCTGCCTGTGAAGGCAACGTCGACAGTGTTTCTGTTTACGGCGATGACATAATCTGCCCGCGTGAGCGGTCCGACGACGTCATCAGTATCCTTACGATGTGTGGCTTTAAGATTAATCTCGAAAAGTCATTCGTCGAAGGTCCGTTCAGAGAGTCATGTGGCTGCGATTACTACAAGGGTATAGATATACGCCCCTTCTACCAAAAAGAGCCGGTAGATTGTAGGGCCCTCTTCCTCCTTCACAACTTCTACTTCCGAGACTTCGAATTTCGGAGGGCAGAAGCAGTTTTGGAGTATATTCCTGACCACCTACGGATCTTCGGACCCGATGGTTTTGGTGATGGCCATCTTTTAGCACATGATTGGCCTCGCCGACGTACAAGACTTATACGTAGGTCAGGATGGGGAGGTTACTTCTTTGACACATTTCGCCTGTTGGGAGTAAAACAAATCTCCCTATTCCCAGGTGATTATGTCACACCACTTTACTCTGTTTATGTAAAACACAGAGATCCGCTCGTTGAAGGTCTCCGAGATCTTTCTGAGATCCCGGAAATCCCCTTCAGCGGGGACGGGCGTCCCTACTGGGCGCAACCCGGCACAAGTGGGTATGAGAAGATATCTATCTACACATTGGACTAGTCTAACGACATTGGTCCACCCGGCTGACCTGTAAGGGCAACCGGTGGTTGGCATACTTATGCCGTG